TGTGAAATAAAATCTGGAATATTACTTAGATCTTGGGTTACCTTAGTATACCAATTAACCATACTAATATTATATACTAATCTGTTAAGATGTCAAGTTATTCATCATCATAATAGTAGCTAGTATCATCCGTGTCGTCATTATATTCGACAGCTTTTGCTAGATATTTGTCTTCTGCAGCTAATGTGGTAAGTGTTTCATCAGTAACACCTAAATCGATTAATTCTCCTATCCAATGATCTGCTGCGCTTTGTTTGTCTTTGATGTACTCTTTTAAAATAGTCCAGGTTTCAACAATGAGCTCATCATCCATGCAACTTATTCCTCTATGTTTTCTTTAATAGCATATGAATCTTACTTTATCCAATAGCTTATACGACATTATTTAGTTCCGTTTCTTCTTCTTCTGTCGCCTCAGGTTCTGCTTCTACTTCAACTTTTAAACCCTCAGATTTTGTAGCATAATCTTCCATAATTATTTCTAACTTATCACCAGTCCAACCTTTGCGAAACGCTAGTATTTCCTCACCTGCACTAGTAATATATTTAAGACGATTGCCCTGTTTTGTTAAAAGCCCTTGTTTTTCAAACATATCTAGTAAGCCACTATAAGGATCCATTCCTGATTCATATGGAATTTTAACCTGTACTCCTTCAAATGGTTTATTAAATCTTGTTTTCATAACTTTACATGCTGCACGGATACCTTGCACATCGCTTGTCTTATTGCCCTCTAAATCTTCTTTAAGTTTAAGTTTACGCATAGCAACAACAATACTACTTGCATAGATAAAACCTTGACCGCCGCTTATCTTGTCATCTGGATCAAACATATCCTGGCTTGCATAAGTGTGATTAGTGCATACCATGCCTACATTATAACTACCAATCATGTTAACTGTATTACGTACCAGAGCAGTAAGTGCTTTAGGCTTGCGACCCATATCACCTTTCATGTCACCCTTATCAAATTGATCAACATCAGTAGGTGTTAGTAACATGCCCAAACTATCAATAACAAATAACACCTTAGGACGATCTTCCTCGGCCATACTTTTATAATCTTTCATAAATGTGCTAATTGTCTTAGCAACATCATCAATCATGCTCATGCTTAATTTTAGTAGTTTACTTTCGTCAGTATCTACACCAAGTGCATGTAGCCATGTCTCATCTAATGCGTTTTCGCTATCTATTAGTACAACAAAGATATCTTGTTCCTGTGCGGCTTTAACAATATTAGCACTGGCAAAGTAACTTTTGCCTGCACCTGATTCTCCAGCGAATACTGTAACTTTACCCATAGGAACACCTTTGTGAAAGTCTCCGCTAATAAGATAGTTAAGTGCATAGTTGCCTGTGCTAACCCAATCAGTTGGGTCATGAAAACCTACACTTAGTCCATCGATTGATTTTGTAATATCCTTGCGGAACTTACTTACGTCAAAAGGTTTTGCCATTTCTAATCCTCTATTATAATTTTAAAACTGTTATTTTTATTATTATAAACTATTTGTCTATACTCTGTCAGTCTATTTTTATAGTCTACTAAATTTCCTATGTTTAGAAAATCTCCGGATGGCTCTCTATTTAATTTTTTACACCAGTTGCTATATTCTTTACTAAGTGGTATAGTCTGTGGGCGAGAAAGACTAATATCAACAACTCCTAATAATTCGTTGTATGTATTCTCATCATTAAATTCTAATTTATCGTCTGAAGTATTAAATTTATTATACAGCGTCCTGCCAAGATGTTTGAACGCTAATCTAAAGTTACATACGTCATTTGTACAACGATTTTTTGGAAATGGGTTATCCATTTGTAACCAATGCCCTACATCATATCTTACTCTATTAAACTGACTTTCAAAGCGGTGTATGGCAGTATTTAAACTATTATAATGATCCATTTTGTTAATTTTTGTAATTACATCATTCCATGCAGGATAAAGATTATCATCTGAAAAATATTCTAAAAGTCCTTTGTTCTTTACATCTACTTTTATATTATTATATTTTTCAGATGCCCAGTCAGCGTGTAGCTTATTAAGAACATGCTGATTAAAATACTCATAATTTTCGTATACGTTAAATTTGCAGCCTGTGTAATATTCAAAGTATTCATTTATTTCATTGGTAAGATCGCATATAACAGCAGGATCTTTAAAAGAATTCTTTGTCCCAAACTCATTTTTATTTTTAGCATTAAGTTCATCAACATAATAAGTTAAAATATCACTATTATTGTTTGCAACAAATGGTAAGATATCAGTTGATTTATCAAATTGAAGAAAGAAGTTCATTCTACTTTCTTATTTCTTAGTACCCACTTGTGTGCCTTCTCATCCCATTTAACTAAGTCAGCACTAACATGTGAGTTTCCATGTGAAACTGTCTTGCCTGTACGTTTTGCTTTTGGATCCTTACCCGGCATTAATTTTTTACCCATTTGTATCTCCAATGTTATTCGTCACGTTCCATTTCCGTTGCTTCTGTAATGATTTCTAAAAGTTCTTCGACAGATGAAACCATAACCCTAGCGTTAGCCCAGTCATCTTCTTCATTTTTACCGGACACGTCAACCATGTAACCATTATCATAAAGGTTAACTGTAAGTGAATCACCTATTTTTGCAAGTTTGTCTTTAAGTTGCATTGTATTTCTCCATTTTAAAGGGAAAGGGGAGGAGTTTCCTCCTCCCCTTAATTATAATTAGGCTTTTTGCCTTGCACGAATCATTGCAAGAATGTCATCTGCACTCTTACCACCTGATTCTTCTGTAGACTCTGCTACTTGAGCAGGCTCTGCAGGTACAGACTCAGCTACTGGCTTTTCTACTGCTTCTGTTGTTGGCGCTGGTGTTGCTACTGGTGCAGGTGTTGCAGACGCATTTGAGGATCCTGCTGGTGCATCAACTCCGAATGGACGATAGTATTGTCCAAAACGCTCAACATCATAAGCATCGCCATCAACGGATGCTTCAAACATCTCCTTAATAGCGTTTAATTCTACCTCGCCTGGACGCTTGGGTAGAAAGTCGGATAGGTTATATAACCCATGGGTTTCAATAGCTGCTTTCTGATCAGCTGTTAGCGCAGTTTCTTTGCGGGCCCATTTACTAGTGGAATAATCCGCATACTGACCTTTTGTAGTTTTAGTAATACGGAAGTCTAATCCCATTTCTGGATCAGTTGGAAGCTCTTGGATATCTGGATCCATTAATGCGTCCTTAATAATACCAAAAATACTTGGGCTAATAACAAACCTGCGAATTGGATTCTCAGGTGTATTATCATCAGTCATTGGATTTTCGTTCACAAAGCCCTGAAAAATGTATGAACGCTTTTTCCAATATTTACGACCCATGTCTTCTAGACTTGAGTCTTTGAACCACCCACGTACTTCACTTAGTACTGGGCACGTATCATTCCACATTTCAACGCATGGAACCTGAACAACAATTTGCTTGCTGTCTTGGTTCTTTACGCCATTAAAAGGTAACCGAATCATCAAACGTTCTTTCCAAAAGAAAGTATTTGATTCATCATTATCCTGCAGGAAACGAACTACTGCCGTTGATCCTTCTGGAATATTCCAATGTGGGTAAATTGCGTTGTCGCCGCCGCTGCCACGCTCTGTGCGTGATTCTTGTGCTTTTAGTTTTGCACGGATTTCTGCTAAAGATGCCATAGTGCCATTTCTCCTTTGCCTATTGTTTAGCCTATTTGTGTTTGCCTAAGACATACACTACATTAACTCTTATAGTATATGACATGTGTATTTATCAAGTCAATAAAAAAATTGTGTTTTTTCTGGTTTTTTATGGTTCTAGTAACCAACCCCTGTTTAGTACTTTATGCTTCCATCTATAAAAAGGTTCTGGTATTTCTAGTACCCATTCGCCGTTAAATCCTAAATGGTTAGTTGGATCACCATAATCATGATCATTGCTATAGTTAACTAGATGTGTCCATTCAGGTATAATCTCAAAATCGTCTATACATAACGATTGTACTATAATAGCAGTTTCAGGTGTATTATTATAGTCTTTATTTTTAAGTGCTACTCGTATATTAAACTTTTCTAATAAGCCTATTGAATCATTTAAAATCATTGATGACTTCAATGTTCCAGAATACAGTACTTTATCATTCACATGTAAGTCCATTTCAGGCATTGTACCTTTATAAGGTTCTATACGAGTCTTAATATCCAGCTGATTGTAGTATATGTTCATACTCCGGTGCGTAATCTAAGATAGTGTTTTTTCTAGAACTTTCTAGTTTTTTAATATAATTTACGAGATCAGGCCATCTATTAGTTTCGTCCGGCCCATTGCGAAGATAATCCACATAACTAAGAGCATCTCTAAGGATATACTCACGAGTTAAATTAGGGTCCCTAACATTTACCATATTAGAATCACTGCTTTTAACATTTTTACTTTTTACCCAACTATCTAAATCTTCTGCTATACTTTCCCTAACATCTTTTGGTAATATTGACATACGCATAAAATCTGGATTGTTTAAAAAATTACAACTTTCTACGCCAACTTGGTTGTCATATGCATAATCATATATTGTTTTAAGATGTGCAATACTAAAAACAGTAGGCGTAGTTCTAATTTGTATTAGCCAGCCTATTTCTTTTGATAATGTTACCCACTTATTAAGCATATCTTTTACATGTTCAATATTACTTGGCCATCGTAAGTAATCATTTATAGGATGCAAGCATTCAACACTCATGCCAACATTTACAGATTTAAACTTTTTTAGTAAATCAATAATATTGTTGTCCCATATGGTTAGGTTTGTTGTGAAACCAATAGTTGTTTCTTTATGTAATCCCTTGTCTACAAGTTGTGTTAGTATACGGTTAAACGCTGGCGTTACTAATGTTTCACCTCCTATAAAATGGATATACTGTAGTTTTTTTGATTTAGTTAGAAGTTCTATAAATCTTTCTATAGCTACAGGATCATCAGTCCAATTTCTAGGAGGTAACTTATTAATCAAACCTAACTTCATAAACTCAGTTGCTAATTTACTGCTAGATTTAGGTTCGCAAAATATACAAGCACTGTTGCAATGATTTCCAAGATCTATTTGCCAATCCTGCGGCCATAAATCAGTATCGCCGTTATTTTGTGCTGACTTAGCAAACTCATCATAGAATGTACTACTCCGTAAAGTTTTCTCAAAGTTTTTAGTATCAATGCCTACTTTAAGTAGTTGTTTTTCACGGCCACTTACCTTACCGTGCTTTTCCATTATAAAACATTGATTACATGCTTCTAAACTACCTCCTTGCAACATTGTTGCTCGTAAAGAGGACATTTCTTTTTGGAAGTATGTCACAAAATCAGTTTGATACAAATTGCTTGTTAGTTGATTATTTTTATCAGGTAACCAACGACAATATAGCAATTTACCAGACGACAAAACCCTCATGTGAATCCATGGGCTTGCACAAAATGTTTTTGAGATAGGATTCATTTTATATTATATACTATTTTGTGTGCTTTTGTCAAAAAAAGAGGTCCCCAAGGACCTCTTTTAATAGTGATTAATAATTAATAATAATTATACAGGGAATACGTCACTATCACCCACTACGTCTTCTTTTGCTGCGCTTGGGCCACCAGAAATTGCTGTAGCTGAGCTTAGGTTGATTGAATCAACTGTGCCTAATGCCCGCAGAGCTGCTTGGATAACAGTTAACGTAGCAAATTCAGCAACTGTTGTATCAGTTGTCATACCCTCAACACCAAAAATTTGACGTGTATTACTGTCAAATAATGGGCCTGCATATACCACTGTACCAAAAGTTCCGAGCATTTGTGTTACCGCTGCGATTGTACTCGCTGGGCCTGTTTTTCCGTTTACTGCGGAAAGGTAATCAATCTCAAGAAAACGAACCATGCCTGCTGGCGCCATTACTGTATTCTGCGTAGTTGCAGTTGGGTGTGTCCTGGTTACTTCTGCCATTTTTTTTCTCCTATTTATGATGCACGAAAAAAATATAATACGTGCTTACTAGTATTTATTACTTCGCACGTTCTAGTTCTTGTAATTTTCTCATTTCTCTAGCAACAATACTCCGTGGGGTAATTCGATAGCCTGGTTCGCCTTCTCTAAGCCCGTGATTGCTTCGTGCATTTGACCCTATGCCTGACATGCGTTTAATCCAGTCCAAGTCGTCAGTGCCTTCTACTACTGCTTCTTCTTCCATCATATCTCTCATATCGTCTCGTTTTTGCTTTAGATATTCTTTAGTTACTAAACCTTGGTATTCGGCCATAATTTCTTCATCTGTTGCGCCATTTGCTATCATTTCTCCAACATGGAGGTCAATGTCTGACATTCTGCCTTCTTCAACATAGTCACTTGCTTTATCATTTGCAGCGTCTTTAAGCTCTTCAGTACTCATATCTGCGGCATCTTCTTCACTAATACCAAGATAATCTATAAGTTCTTCACGATTCATTGTACTGATTGGTTGATCTCCAGAGCCACTTTCTTCAACTTCATCACCATATATTTGGTCATATATCTCTTTTGTTTCTGGACCTAAACCATAATCGTTATCTTGGATTCTTCTTTCCATCCAGTCTTTAAAAATAAGATTAGCATCACCTTCTGGGTTTTTGTCACCTGCCATACCTAGAGCATCATAAAGATCATCATCACCAAAGTATTTGCCAAGAACATCCATAGCATCTTGACCTTCGGGTCCTAATGGAATTGGTTGTTTAAGTAACTCTTTTAGTTCTGCGACATCAGCATCTGATTCTGGGTAACCCCATGTACCTTCTTTAACTGCTTCTTCTTCCACCATACCCAAGTCGTCTAGTCTGTCCATTATGAATTCTACTGGATCACCGTCTCTTGCTTTTTGTGTACCATATGGCATTTCATCTTGATAGTATTGATATAAATCCATATATAACGCAGAACCCATATCTAAATCTCCAGTTTGCTTCATTTTAGCAACATCTTCTGGATGTTTAGCCATAATAGCCATTACTTCATCTGATCCAAATCCTTCTTTAACTGCTTCAACTTCTTCTTCATCACTCTTGTTAAACTCTGCAATATTATCCATCTCTTCTTCATATGCAGCAAGTGGTTCTTTTGATGCTTCAGCTACTTCGGGTTCTGCACTTTCAGATTTGTTATGCTGTGCTAGATACATCTTTGCAAGATCAACAGCTTTCTTCTTTTGATCGGCAAACACTTCTCCTTTGGATCCAAAATCTTGAGAATCTTGTTGGCCAAAAGGACCTGATTGACTGCCAATTTTTTCTGCCATATCAGATGCAAAACCACTGACTTCATCATCTATAGCTCTACTAGCAATATCTACTAAAATCATTTGCAACATTGCACGTTTATCTCTAACTTGCATGTTAGGCATCTCGCCAGGAATAAGTCTTAACTCATCAGGCAAATCAAAATCACGTTCTTTGGTTTCTCCACGGTCACCCTTTGGCATATTAACATCACCAGAACCGCGGTTTTCAGGTTCTATGCCACTTCCCAGTTCTGTTCGATCGTAGTCACTAGCAACAGAATACCACGTACCAATTTCTTCACCGTCTTTAATTGCAACAGCGTATTTTGTAATTGGATCTTTCATACTGATGTAATCTTTATAGTCTTCGCTATCCTCAGGTGCTCGTTCTTCTACTTCTGCACCAGCACTCTTGGCCCACGACACCCACTGTTTATAGTCATGTGTCTCGCCCTGTTTCTTTTCACTTAGTTTCATTGCTTTACTGACTGCGCCGAGACTACCTTCTAACTTATCATCAAAAACCTCTCTTGTAAGTTTATGTTTAAGATCATTAATATCGTCATCAGTAACATCTACTTCATAAGGTTGATAATTTTCAAAATAATCAACATAACCTTTTTGTTTGCTAACACTTTCTAATGTGCTTTTAAGACCATAATATCTGCCAGTAGCTTTTTCAATAATATCTTGTGCATCCTCGCTTACGTATTCCTGCCTCTTAACTGCCCGGACAAACGACTTTAGCTCGTTCATTTCTGCCATGATCTCTGAAATGTGTGTGCCATATTCATCTTTTGTGTACCCGCCGTTACTAACGTGCCGAGCCATTGCTCTTGCACCTGGAAGATAATTATTCTCAAACCTGTAACGTTCACCATCGCCGTTCTCAATATAAATCGCCTTAATGTTCCTACTTCTAGCACCGCGTCGTTCTTCATCAACTGTGCGAGTATGTTGAACAATAAGTTTTGCACCGTTTAAATCTTGATAGCTTTTTTGTCTGCTACCGTATAGTTTGCTCTCCATGGCGAGTTCTTCCTCTGTTTTATTCTGTTTAGCAAGAAATTCAAAATCTTTTTTATCCAATCTAGTTTTACTGATATTTTTTGATTCATAGTTAAGTAGATTAGCTGTAGAAAATTGCTTTAGCCCGTTTAAAAAGTCATAAAAGCCTTGCCTCGATTCTGCGTCCTGTTCTGTAACTATATCGTTATTAAAATATACTTTTAAAGCACCTTCATCTACTAGACTTACAACCATACTTCCTAGTTTACTGCCATCGCTCATGTAGTCAAACTCAAAAAATACTGCTTCATCAGGTACTAATGTTTGCTGCCCATCATCTCTAGCAAGAGTCAAGTTTTTAGCTGTGCCCTTTATCTTATTAAATAAATCTTTTGATACTGAATTTGCCATTATATAGTATTTATTACTTTACATTATTACAAAGGGCAAAGGTTGAATGTCATCTTCCCTATCTCTCATAAATTCATCTAGCTCAGGGATATAATTCTTTATTTCACTAGCCATACGCACTGCTAGTAATGTTGACATAACAAGATCATCTGTTTCGCCTATTTTTGCAGCATAGCTACTACCATTTGCAATAAAACTTTTAAGTTCACCAACTAGTAATTTGCTTTTAACTTTCATTCTATTAGATTCAACAAGGGTTTTTAACTTACTACAATATGTTAATTTACTACGTTGAGTAGTATTAAACCCTTTTCTAAAACGTCTACTATTTCCATGTGCTTTACTTTCACTGAGAAATATTCCATTAATATTCTCTTCACCAACTTCTGCTATACTGATAAGAGCCGCTTCTCCTAACGTATTGTTTTCAACACTGTAGTATATACTGTTTTCTTCTTGAATTTCGTCAGCAATGTACTTACATATATTAGTAAGTATATCTATTTGTGTAGGTATAGCACTCTTATTGTGACACCATTCCGCGACTTGTTCCATGCCTGGCGCTTCGTATACTTGGATTGCCGCAGGATCACCGCCAGTTCCCAAGCTAGGATCAAGTGCAACAAGGTATGTCATACCTTTCTTAGGCATTTTATACCAACGCACTGTGCCTTGTTTTTGAATAGGATCAATACCAATCATATTAGTTAGTACTAAACTATCAATAAGAGTTTCATCGTCAATGATAAATTCACAGTCATGCTCACGTCTAAAGCGTTCTTCACCAATTCTTCCTAGTTCTTCTTCTTTCCATTGCTCATCTCTTTCAGGATGTTCATGCCAATAACTGCGAAAGGCTTTGAATCCGTTAATACCAAGATCCGTTTCATTACCATGAGTATCAAAACATTTATTAGCCTCTCGCCAAATCAATGCAAACTGATCTTCATCACTATTAGGTGTACTTGTAATAATAGCATTACCACCAGTTGCTAGTGTTGGCGAAATACTTGTCCAAAATTCTTTTGCAATACTTGGGCGTACAAACGCAAACTCATCACAGTATAGCAATGAGATGGACATGCCGCGTCCAGTATTGTCAGTAGTTGCTTGTGCTACGATGCGACTACCGTTATCAAATTCAATACTTCCTTTGTTATAACTAGTAGCGCCTGCTCTAATGTGATTAGGGCATAGTTCGTAAGCATAGCGGATACGTTGCATAATTTCCTGTGCGCCGCTGTACTTGTGGGCTGCAATAAGAATAATACTATCAGGTACAAACATGGCTCGCCACAACAAATATCCAGCAGCGGTAGTTGTTTTTCCAGTTTGTCTTGGCATCATATTAATATTAAATCTGTAATTATGATAAGTGTCTAGTAGGTTTTTTTGAAATTCATATGGACTATATTTAAGTTGCCCTTTGACAGGATGTTGAATAGTAAAAAAATTATTTAAAAAATACATAGGACCAGTCTTACTATCAGCACATGCAGCAAACTCTTGAATTTGCTCATGAGTATAAGATTCTTGCCTATGGGCTTTTTTAATTAACACTCCGTCTAAGTGAATGCTCATACTTTAAATATTTCCTCTACAAAACGTATATTGTCTTTTCTATCTACGTATGATAGATTAACAGACTCGATAACTGCTTCAATTTCCTCATGCCAAAAATTAAGGAACGTATGTGTCCTAGGAAATTTGGGTAACCGGTCAGTATATTGCCAAACAAATTCTTGTATTATATTGTTGTAATCAGGCATATAATAATATACTTGAAGTGTGGTCAAAGTCTTTTGTTGTAGTATCATCATATCTATTTACTAAATATAAAAAAGAGGGGAAGAAACTCACTCTTCCCCCCTTAAAAGTAATTGTAAACAATTTATTTACGATTGTATATGTGATACAATACCCAAACTGCTACTAAGCCTACTAGCCCTTGGGCTGAGAAACCTGCAACAATAGTTTGTACGTTTCCAATTACGCTTATGTTTGGCCAAAAAGGTATGCCTTGGCCTGAAAAAAGAACTTCAAGCACGATACCTAAAGCTAGTAAACTAACACCAACTTCAGTTAACCCTTTAGCCCAGCTCTTTATTTTTGTTAAATAATCCATATTACTCTCCTCATAATCTGGATATCTTTAATTAATTGAACTTAGTTTTCCTTTGTAATTAAAGCCCACGCCCCATAAGCAAGACCGGCGTATGCTACCCATTTTATAATAGGGCTAGCTATTAAAATAAGTACACTCATTCCAATAACCACACCACCGTCCCATGTTGTTCTTTCATTTAGACGATCTTTAATATATGAAATTGCTCCCATATTCTTTCTCCTTATATTAAGGTATCTTTACCGACAAAGGCCCATATATAGCCTAGGCATTGACTCCCGCTTAACTGGATAGGATTACTAATTTTAGTGTTAATCGCGTAGACTCTCGACAAAAGCGTCATACTTCTCATAGAAGTTATCAAAACCTGTATCTTCTGACTCTTCTACTTCTCTAGGTTCTTGATCCATTGGATTATCTGCACCAGCTGCGGCTGGATACATTTTTTTAGGACCATTCATGCCGCCACTTAGACCAATCATTTGATCTTCAGTGTCCATATATTCTGGCTCTGGCTCATTAGCATATTCTTCTACTTTCGTCTCGTAGTTTTCATAACCTGCTAACTTCATTAAATCTGCTAGTGCTGATACTGGAATTTCAACTGTTTCTTCAACAGCTTCTTCATCTACGATTTCTTCTGCAATGTCATCATCTGCCATTGCTTCTTCCTCAATCTCTTCTTCTTGTACTTCAATATCTTCTACAACAAGAGTTTGTGGAGTTTTCATACCAAGAACGCCGCTTTGTCCTGCTAGTTTAAGGATATCTGACAAGTCATCATAATCTTCCTCAACTTCTTCATGAACTTCTTCTACGTCAGCTTCAGCAGCTTCAGCCAATGCTTGGCGAAACGCTGGAACTTCTGTACTTTCCATTACAAGCCAGTTACTTCCATTAGGATCACTGCAATCACAATGACAATCTGATTTTGGTTTATATATCTCATCACCACAGTGTTTACAGATCATTTTAGATTCAGAAAGTTCTTCTGACTCACCAACATAATTCCATTTATAAGCACCTGCGCCCATATAACCGCCTCGTTCGTAACCAGCCATTTCCATTGCGTCATCGCCGTCGATGCCGTTTTCTTCTGCCCACTTCATAATGTAATATGAACGCTGGCTGGGTTTAATTTTAGCAAATCTTGCTACTATCGCTGGGTCTGCTTTTGCTTCGTTGACTTCTTCGTCTTCGTACTTCTTTTTCTTCTTACCATATTGACCTTCAGCAGCAGCAATGCCGCGCTGAATATCTTCATTGTCGTATCCGCTTTCTGCAATCTCTTTAAGTTTTGCCATTACATCAATCATATGCATTTTACTTTTCCTTTGCAAACTCATATTTGCGAGTCTCTAAATCTTTCAACATGTTCTCGTTGTACTTGTCGCCATAGTGATCGTCTGTGTTAACAGCGTCCCCATCTTTGTATTCGGCGTCTTCAAGTTTAGCGACATATTCATCGCCTTCCTCTTTAAGAGCTTCCTCTCTAGCAATCTCTTCAGGATGATCTTTATCAATTACTACTAAGTGACTTCCGGGAATTCCAACTACCTGACTAATATATTCATAAAGTTGAAAAGCAGTTACAGGATACTGTACATCAGCATCCATAATGTGAACTTCTGCGTTATTAAGTGTTTGGAAATCAGCTGGGTGCTCTTGAATTGGTGTACGCTTTGGTTTACTTAAACTTTTTAGCTCATATTTTTCAAGGGCTGTTTCTAACTTGTCCAGTGTTTCTTCATTACACTCACAAGCAATCTTTAATCTAAACTGATAGGTCTTTTCTGCTTCTGTTAAATATGTTTTCAAACTTTTCATATTAATATCATCCTATATTGTATTTATGTGTTTTTGTCCAAAATTTCTTGCAATAAGGTGTTTCTATCCAGTACTACACCGTCTCCATCGTGTGCGTTACCATAGCTTACATCGCCTTTTTTAAGTTCTAAATTAGCTTTTTTGAGCTGTAAATCTACCATTTTAAGTTTTTTGTTTATTTTATTGGATTTAGCTGTTAATGCTGTGTCTAACATTTTACTAGCATTATTAAATATCTCTCCAGCAAATCTAGCTTCTACATTCATACCTAGATCCATTAGATCCTGGAATGTAGATTTTGCTGTATCTGCTATCTCGTCTAATTCTTTATCGCTAGTTTCCAGATCCCTAACAGTAGGTAGTGCCGCATCAATTTTATCTACTGCCTCTAATGTTTGTTTTATTTCTGGAATGTCTTGTGCAACAGGTTCTACATCTGTGCCAGCCGCACTGTAATCAACATCGTCTTTAACGTCAGGTAAGTCAAATAAGGATTCAAGTTTTTTTGTCATATTAATACTTAGCGTTTACTTCCACCATGAAAAATATCATGTTCTGTAACTATTCTAAAATGCAATCCTTTAAGCCTACACCATTTTGCTGCGGCTTCCCACTTTGCATGATTAAGAGCAATTTGTAACTTTTCTCTATCTCTTGTCTTTTCTGTAAGTCTAGTTTGACCACTTGGTTTTACTTCTACTAGCTCTGCTCTACGTTTACCTTTTTTATCTTGATAAACTAAAACAAAGTCTGGTACATATACACTTTGTTTTCCAGTAAGAGGATTTCTATAAGGTATTTTTATTGATTCACTTGCCCATTGTATAACGCTAGGATGATTATCTGCAAACCGCATAAAAGCATGCTCCCAGCTACTTCTGTATCTGGGCTTTTTGTTGCCTGCATACTTTTCTGGATTAGCAACCTCATATATACCGTTTGCCCAATTTGCCATGTTAAGACAGTATTTGTTGTTTTACTCTGGGAGGTACTATTTTATCTTGAACATATCCCAGTAGACTTACACCGTTCCTACTAAGATTTAAGAACAATGGTATTGATTCTTTAAGGTTAGTGTTATCAAATTGTTCAAGAACATCAGCAGCATATAAGTCTAACTCATTGATAACATTAATTAACGCGGCCGTAAGAGCACTTGCCGCTTCTATATTTGATGTACGTGCGACGCAAAAACTTTTAATTAATTCATAATCATTCTCTGATACCTTTGCCTTAGGTAAAAAATATCCATTAAAGAATTCACTTACTTTCTTATCAACATCGTCGTTAATGTTCACCAATGGTAAGCTAGTATTTTGTGTCATTTTACACCTCTACTCCGAACTCTAAATTACGCCGTTGCACTAATTCGTCTCTTTCTCGTAGTAGAAAAGCAGGTACGCCGCCGGCTGGGGTGTTACTTATTTGTGCATTTAATTGTGCTATTCTGTTATTTAAAAAGTCTAACTTTTTTCTCTTTCTATCACTAGGTGATGTGAGTAAAGATTTTAACTGGCCAGAGCTTAGTCTGCGAGGGGCTCCAGGAGCTCGCGATGAATCTGGATTAAATATTGATTGACCCATACTAATTAAATCATCTACGAAACTAGTGCCTTGCTGAAATTGATTAGAAAAAACATTACTATTATTACTGAATACAATATCTGGTTTTCTAGTAGGTATAGCAGATCTTGATACAGGAGCATTACCATCATTGGTACCTCCTGAAGGAATTCCAAGCGTATCGTTAAGATTAACACCAAAAATATTAGGGAGTATAACATCAGAAAGAGGATTATTGCCTCTGAGGACACTACCGAGTATTCTTGTTAAGTCTTTTTCTAGAACCCTGCCTAAATCAACATCTTTGCTATTATTAAATATTACTGCGCCGCGACCTATTGCACCTAGTATATTTCCTGCGGCAAGGTCTTTTATTACTTGGTTTGCTGCATCAATAAATCCACCACGGAAGAATATACTATTATCTACACCAGCGCCAAATACTCCTAATGGGCTTGGTGTTTTGTCATAATGTATTTCTCCAAACCCTTTTGGGTTTACATTGTTTACAAAACCTGTTGCATATTTTACAGCTTCATAATTAATGGCCATTGAATGCTGCATAACTCCGCCACTGGCATATGCATGGTTATCATGTTGTAATGAACTAACTATTGGGTTTATAAGTGTATATTCTGCAAATCGTTTCTGCAACATACTATATACTCTTATATCTTTAAAAAACCTTTGCTTTCCTGATGCTAAGCCATATGCATCACCTGAATTCCCCCCATACCGATCATTAGTATTATAAGCTCTACCACCTAAAGAATAGTTAGAATCTTGATAATAAAACGTTGTATATGTGTGTAAAAGACTTCGTATAAGATCATTTTGATCATCATGAAAAGATACATTCACGGGATTATAATTAATTTTATGTTGACTGTGAACCTGTCTATTATATTGGTTATGCGTCTGTACGTCTATGTTAAAGCTAGGTAAGTCTATACTCTTAACAAGCATATTAATTTCTAGTTTTTCTTGATTATTAAATAACCTTGCTGCTTGTGGTGTAAAGTTAAAAACTACATGAAATAGATGTGAGAAGCGTGGCTGTAATTCATAGTTATTATCAACAAATAATCTTGCAGCATGTTGAAAATCTCTAATTTGGTCGCCCCTAGAAAGAGCTTTTAATGTACTATTAACACTAGTCAAAGTTAGACTCCTATATACAGTATTTATAATAGGAAAAACCCCCCACTAAGTGGAGGGCTTAATTTCCCCAGGGTTTAGAAATTAGCCTGTAACTGTTTGACCTAAGGCCCTTGCTACTGTTGCACCAACACCATCACCAATTGGTGTCTGTATAGCGTTATCGAACCTAATAGCCGCTGTAATTGTTACTGGTTCATTTGATGCGTAGTTAAGATCATTATAGTTGACGTTCTGTAAGAAACAACCATACATTTCCCATGTCTCTAATACGTTAGCTGCACTTGCTCCGTTACCACCATCTAGAATTTCAAATCTTGTGATGAACTTGTAATCAATACCTGCTGCGGCACTTGCTTGTTCAAGAACGTCGAACTGCTTCTGTACTTGCTCACCAAGTAGTCTGCTTACACTACCGTTTACGTCATCACGGAAATTAACCGTTACCATATCCCAACTATGTTTCCCTGATAGGTACACACGTGAGTTATAAACTGGAACTTCAATTTCTTCAAACGTAACTGAAGGACGGGTAATATCCATTACCTGCTTTGTTAATTCTGTACGTGGAGTAGACACGCCAAGGTTTTCAAATAACGCACGGTATCGATATTTGAGTTTGGGCATTAACAAGCCCTGTGCGTTTGCTGACTGATCACTGTCTAAAGGTACAGTAAATTTTAATAGTGATGAAACTGACATGTAATCTGCCTCCTTAATATAATAATATTTATCTGAAAGTGGTCACAAATAATAGGGCAATTTTATGGACTGCCCTATTATTTTATGTGTTATAGATACCTTAAACAGCGTTTGCTGCGGCTACGTTACCACTTGCAATTTCACCTGTATTCTTCAATCTGATTGGAATAAAGATAAACTCTGCTGACTTGACTGGTTCAATAGCAACGTCTACGTATAGTTCATTACGATCAATTCTTGTTGCTGTGTTGTTTGTTTCATCACAAACTACCAAGTAATCGTAAATGCCACGTTTTGCTACTAAATCGTTCATCAACTGTTCTACTTGTTCTTTTAATTCGTCCCTAGTAATTTTATCATTAGGTTCGAACACAAAGCCCAAAGCAGTTTCTTGTAATGTCTTACGCATGTACGCAACAAGTCTTGTAACGTTAATACGATCAAGTGCGCTAGTTGTAACTGCTCTTGTCTTATTGCCGTAGTTCATAATCCCAACACCACTAAAGAATGTAATTGGATTTACTCTCTGTTGATATAGTGTATCACGTAGGCTTTCTCTAATATTATCGCCTATGAATTCACCAGTAGCTGCGTTAATGTAGCCAATGCTAGATACATTATCCACAAGTCCACGCCTACTACCTGCTGGTGCTAACCAAGGGAATGACTGGTCATCACTTCTGCTAATCATCCTTAGTACCATATGACTTGCAGGAACAGTAATAGTGTTACCAGCTAGATCATTTGTTTGTCCAGCAGGGTAGAAAATACCTAAGTAAGGATCACTGGTTACTAGACCATCTTCACCATTAACTGGTGCAACATTTGCATTGCTAGCCCAGTTTGTAATTGCTGTTCCTGTAGCTTCTAATCGCATACTAGTATCACCAACTACAAATGCTGTTTGACGCCTATCATTATTTAAACTAACCATATTAGAAATTAGTTCTGGATAGCCTGGAGCTGCAATAACATTAAATGTTCTTGAATCTTCACGAAGCTCTTCACTACTATCACAAGCTGACTTCATCGCGGCAGTAACTACATTACGTACTGCTTTTCGTCCCATGTAAGGCGAACCATTACTGCGATTACCACTTGCTGTTACCCATGCATCTTTTTCTGTTGGAAGTGTTGGATAAAGCGTTGTATCGCTGAAGTTTGTCCTACTAAAGTAATTACTACGGAATTTTTTTACACCATAACTACTACGGCGTGTATTAAACAATAGCATGCCTCTTGGATACAATGTTGGATCAGGAGCATCAATGTCTACGTCATTATCTGTTAACAATGATGCGGTTGTAGCTAAAGTTCCTGTTACTACGTCTGTAGATGTGTCGCCCATAAAACGGGCATCAGCAAATAATATGCCATCTTCTGTAGTTTGATCTGTATTGTCAATTAATACCCAACGGTTTTCACTGTCTACTACCTGATAACGATATAGTTTTGGATAATTTTCTAAATCGCTAGTATCAATCCATAAGTCACCAACTACAAGAGCAGTTTCATCACTCTGTGTAGTAGGTTCACTTGCACTAAAAATAACACCTGCAGGATCTGTATTGGCTAAATTATGTCCACGTGCATCATTGGTTACGTTCTGGTAACCTCTCCAGTTAGTACCATTACTAATCATAATATCAGCTTCTGTACCACCGTGATACCAATATGTATTATCACTTGGATCTGCACTTGGTGAAGTTGCACTTGCGGTATGTGTTGGCGCAATCCAGTTACTTACAATAAGATCACTGCTATTACCAGCACGAACTTGACCAGTAGTAATTGCTGCAACAATACCTGCATCCGCAAGCGGAGTGCCGCTAGTATCTTTAAGGATTAACGACCCGCCTAGAGCATGTTTAATCTTTAAATAATTATCACTAGTAACTTCTGCACTTACATTAGCAACGTTTGCAGCATTAATGTCACTAGCCATGTGCGTAACTGTTACGCCACTAAGTGTAACAGTAGTTGCGGCTGTTAGTGCGGTACTATTAGCTGCACTTGCTTGAATTGTAAATGTTTCACTTCCTGTTAGTGTAGGTGAAGCAACATTACCAGTAACTTCTAGTACGCCTGTTGCATACCTGCGGAATAATTTATAAGTTACTGTATCATTTTCACTAACATCAAACTGTACATAATATGTTCCTGCTGCAATAGCTTTACCACCTGTAGAATCTAGATTTTTGTTTGCAGTTTGATCATTTTCGTAAAGTGGCGCATCACTTGCGGCAAATGCGGCAGTTGATGAATCATAAACACTAACATCAAAAGTCGCGCCAGTGTTTTGGCTTGTTGTTTTAACCCATACGCTACCATCTGGACGCGGCGTACTATCTGTGCTTTTCCATTCTGGAACAGAATAATGTTGACTCTGTTGAATTAATGGACATGCATATGTTCCAGCTGTCATACCTGCGTCAGTTAAAATTGTTCCACTACCGTTTGTTAGTACAATTTTACCATCTGTCGTTGAACCGTCACTTGCTGCTGAACTTGTAGCATAAATTTCAATCTTATTATCAACAGCGGCGGCTGTAACGCCCGTAATACTTGCACTATTAATATTTGTAGCAAGTGCTGACACAGTCGTTCCACTTAATGTAACAGTTGTACCATTAATAACAATAGTGTTACTGTTAGTTAAAGTTGGACTTGCGGTTGTTCCTGCAATGGCTGGCCAAGCAATTTGCCAACTTGCACTACCAACTAGTACCCATGCATTACTGCGATTTTTATAATATGTAGGATTGCTTACATTAGTTGCAACTACAGCATAATCACCAATAGCACCAATTGCGGTTTTTGGAATTCCGCCATCAAGATCATCAGTGCTTGTAATAACTGTTGGAACTTGATTCGTAAATGTGCCAGATGTCTTGCTCCATTCAAAAATACCCCAACGTGTATCTGTTCCGGTATCCAACCAAATCGTACCATTAGCTGGATTGCCAAGTGGTCTGCTTGTTGAACTTGTCAATTCTGACAAATCTATGTCTGCACGAGTTACATATGCTCTATTGCTTACACCAAGTAAACTATATGCTGCCATAAGACCGTATTCATTAGTTTCATAACCATGAATTGGTGTCCCACTTGTTGTTTGGTAGAAACTTGGATTTCCAAATGTGGAAACTAAGTCTCGTTGGCTGCTAATCAAATACGTTTTACCAGCATTTGCTGCGGTGGTCCCGGCCGCTGTACCTGAGCCTGTTCCACTTGTTTTGTCTTGTGCGGTTGCTACAATAAGAGCTGCTACGGTGCCTGTGTCATTGGCAACATAATTGCTTTCGTCTATGACTGTAACTTCTACGCCTGGAGATACTAACGCCATTCTATATTCCTTTGCAATGAATTCATTTATCGTATTTATAATATCTGCATTAAAAACCCTTATTAAGGAATCACCTTTAAAGGTTCATGCAAATAAGTAAATGTATGCGACAAGTATGTTTAGAGTGTGGATTGAATCCTAGAGCAGTAAATTACCATAGGAATGGAAAAATTTACTATAGGAAACTATGTGATTCATGTGATAGAAAAAAAACTAAGAAAAATTTACATGAAAAGAGTAGATGGCAAATGGCGGGATACAAACAAAAATCTACGTGTGAAAAATGCGGGTTCGTTCCAGCAATACCTAACCAACTTGTTGTTTTTAGTATAGATAGAAATCAACAAAGCATTGCTATTAGAAATTTGAAAACAGTTTGTTTAAATTGTAATTATGAACTTTCAATTACTGGCTGGACACAAGGAGATCTTGAAGAAGATCTTTAACTGTAAATTTAAGATCATCTATACTGCCATCATTCAATATCATGTAATCTGGAGTAACACTAGCCCACATATATTCACTAGCATGAATTCCAGGATGAGCATGTTGCATAGCATCTGGATTGTGTATTGCTAAATCAAACCAATCTGGATCTTCGCCCCGTTTAACTCTTACTACCTTGCCGCCGGCTCTGCGTATCATGTTTACTTCATTTGGAAATCTAGCATCTGTAACTACGATATCATTTTGTATTTCTCGTAGTCGTTTTTCTAAACTTAAAATCCATATATCTTGATGAAATTGATTTCTAAATAAATCAGTTCCGAGTAATTGTAATGCTAACCTAGGAGTAAAATCTGGTATGTTTAGTCTTTCTTGCCACCACGTGTCAACTTCTTCTCTCTTAGCTCTACTTACGTCAGTATCGCCTTCGAGCATTGCTCTGTCCCAGCCAAAGATACTTGCGGTAGCATCTTTTAAAGTATTAGCAAAACTTTCGTGCTGAAACCCCTCATCTATTAGCATGTCGCCAACAGTGCCTTTACCAGAACCTATAAGTCCTATTAATCCTACAATCATGTTTATATTATAGCAAAGTTTTTAGTGTTAACCAATAATAAAACTGAGTGGATCACTTCCATCCACATAATTCTTTAGATCTTCCTCTAAAGCTGCCATTTCAGACTGTGCTTCTGCTTTAAGCGTATCACCATTTAAACTTGTGCCGCCTTGTGGTCCAGCAATAGTACTGAACTTACTACGAGCTTCACCAAGCGTATACTTTGCAATAGCAAGACTATAATCTCTAATCCAAGGTTTAACATTTATATCCTGTAGTAGTCCAGTTTCAGGTCTAGTATTGTAAACCCATAGCACTATATCTTCACCACTAGCATCAAACTTGCGTAGCAATGTAAGTGTCTTACTTACACTATTCCATTCAAAGTTAACAAAACCACCAAATAATCTTGCACTCATTTCTTGATATTGGTAGTACATTTCATACGTAGCTTGGCCACCAACCCTACCTGCTTGAAGCAGATAAGTGTTAACGAATGCAGCTTCAAATGGTTCAAATTGTGTACCTGTATCACCTGAGCCACTACCCACACTGCGACGAAATACCTGTCTTACCTCTTGAATCTCGCTTGGTAAAACGTATTCTTGCTGCTCTTCAACAATCTCTAAAAATACATAACTACTTTCAGTACTCTGTTGAGCCCGTTGTCTATAACGTTCTATTGCTTTATCAATACACATGTCATAGTGTGCAGGATCAAGTTCAACATCAATCATATCGCCGCCTAGGCGAAGATAGATATAATCTTGAACATCTTTACGTAGTGTAGTTAAACTAGCCATACTTGTTTCCTAATAGTAGTATTTATTAGGAAACCTTGAGTAGTACAGTATGTTCGTTGAACCTGCCGTTCATTTTAGTTTCAGTAGCTTTAATATCTTGTAAGAATTTACGTAGAGCTACTTTTCCCGCCTTGCCAAACTCTTTAAGTTGCTGTTCAGGCTTGCGTAGTGTCTTTTGTACACTCAATGCCTCATCAAAAAACTGCAAGGTTGTTCCTTTTATTGAAAACTCGCCATGCTCTACCGCAACATATTTTCCTAGTTTACGGTTTTTTGTATTAAAGACCCAAAGTTCAGTAGCACCGATAATTTTAGTAGGATCAATGCTAACAGTTTTATATCTAGGATCGTCTGTCTTGTATTTGAGCTTTGATACGAGCTTATCAGCACTCTTGGGCTTAGGCTTACGAGTTGCGCGACTTGCTTTCTTAAGGGCGGCATAAGCATCAAGGTCACCAAACAAAGAATCAAAAAACTTTGTATACTTGGTTATATCTTGTTTACTAAGAAAACCATAGCCTTCCTTAATTTGTTCCCAAGAGTCTTGTTCCTCGGCAGTCATTTTTTTAAATTTACTAGCCGTGGGCATGTTTTGTAACAGTTGATACTCAGCTGCAATTGGTTCGTAGTAACTACGAATTTTACTAATATGAGCTTGAGCAACATTATTAGCTTTAAGCCAATCAAAGAATTTAGGTATGTCGCTGCTAGGCTGCAAATCAACCCATAATTCAAATTCGCCTATAATATCGCTGAGTTGTTCTCTCATACGTTCCTGAATACTAGGCTTGTAAACTTTGTTATTAACCTTGTCTTTTGCTTTCTTTTCTTTAACAAGAGCTTTGCCAGACTCTGCTAGTTCGTCTAGTTTTTTCGTATAATATTCAGTGCTCTGGTTGAACTGATCTTCATCATTTTTTGCACCAGCACAAGGACCAAAATCTCCTTTTACAAAGGGCTGTTCAGGATATACAGTAGACCAGTAACACCAAGCGGCAAGTCCACTATTCTGTATTAAATAATCAGGATTTGCAAGAATCGCTTGAGCTGTAGATTTGTTATAAGCCTTACGAACGTAGCCTTTAACAATGTTTACATACTCTTTAGAGTTAACAGTTGCATGAACAGCTCTGCTAAAAGCGACATAACCTTTATCAGGTTTAATTCCACCAATGCCAACTTTGGCTCGACGTACTGTTTTTTTCTTACGCCGTTTGGTCGTTGCTGCCATAATATTCCTCCATACTTTCAATAAGGCTCATAATATCAGCCATGTCTAAGTTGTCTATGGCTTCGTTAGAAACAGTTTCAACCCATTCCTTCTGTAGGGTACTTATAGGAATAGGTTTACGAGTTTTAAAATCAATAATATTAGACACTGTTATGCGCCTAATATTTCATATGACACTCGCTTATTTAAGGTCTTAAGAAACTGTTCAACCTGATTTTCAGTGAAAACAGTGTCAACTAATCCAACGCTATCATAATTGACTAGTTTCACTATCTTAAACAGTTTTTCACGCCGACTATTGTTTGGCATTGCTTTAATAACTACTTTGGATGACATATGCATCTCTCCTTATGTTAAGTGTTAATTTAGGCTCCTATGGTGTTGTAGTAACCTGCGGCAGACACCAGCATGCAATTGTTTTCGTCAACGCCTGCATGCTTCAAAGCAGAGCCAGTGAAGAAGATACAAGCCTCATTGCTAATATCAAATTCATCTTTGTGAATTAACTTGAGGATGGGCATCTTCCAATTAGAAGGATCAGCAATCTTATCAAAAGCATTGCTCAACTCGCCACGGGTATAACCGTTGAGAGAAACGACTTTGTCGTCCAAATCCTTAAGAATAGTAGCAACTGTGGTTTCTTTGCTCATCTAACCCTCTCTTTAATTACCTCAAGACAATCTCTCTTGGTATCCCATGTACTATAATATCCGGATCCACACATGTCATACGTTTCATCATAAAGAGTCCAACAGTTTCCACCATCGTAACTCTTGGAAATGTAGTATACAGGGTTGGTGTTCGTAGTTACGTAGTCACCAGCACCAAGTTTCTTTGTTCTAATCATACTTTATATTAGCATAAATACAGCAAACGTCAACCATTTTATTGAAATAAATGAAAATATGCCGTATAATATGGTATAAGCTATGACATCTACTGATATTTTACTATGTGCAATGCCTCTTCTGGTGGTAGATAGGGCTCCTGGAGCACCTGCTATCCTAAAATCAGCAGTAATTGATGCTGGGTACACGGCTAAAGCACTAGATTTCTCAATAAATTTTTATCATAATCAATGTGATCGTGACATAAGCCTATATGAGTCATTGGGGTCAGTTTTTAGGCCAAATGAACCGATTACAGCTAGTTCACATACTGCCGGTAACGCATGGATAGCAGATAGCATTGAAGAAATAAGAAAACATAATCCTAAACTGGTAGGATTAAGCGTATTCACAAACCACCAACATCGTAGCACACTAATGTTAGCAAAGGCGGTAAAAGATAACCTTCCTGAAGTTAAAATTATTGTGGGAGGGTTAGGATTAGATCAGCCTATTAACACGAGTCTTAACAATGTAATTGAAATTGAAAAAGCAAAATCCTCTACTGTATTTGCAGATTACATTAGCGACATAGTAGATTTTACTGTGAGAGGATCATCTGGATTAGATCAAATGCTTATGATTTTAAAAATGGAGCTCGGACAAGTTAAGCCAAATGTGCAATATTTTCCTGAAGATGATCTAATATTTAAAACACCCATACCAGACTGGGATGATTACGATTTCGACGATTATGATTGGGATCATCAAGTAAGCCTGCAAGTAACAGGCAGTAGGGGGTGTGTAAGAAATTGCACATTTTGTGATATCGGTGGGCAATACGGTAAGTTCAGCTATAGAACAGGTGAAGATATTGCTAATGAGATAATAGCAAGCCATAAAAAATATGGTATAAGAACATTTGAATTTACTGATAGCCTAGTAAATGGTGGGTTAAAAGTTTTTAAGGAATGGCTTGTAAAACTTGCTGATTACAATTCTACATTAGATCCAGAAAAAAGAATACAGTGGTTTGGGCAATACATATGCAGACCACAATCACAAACTCCAAATGAATTTTATCCTCTAATGAAAAAATCGGGTGTTATTAACCTAATCATTGGTATGGAAAGTGGCAGTAATGAAGTATTAAAAGCTATGGACAAAAAGATGACAGTGCAAGATGCCTATGACGAGCTTGAACAGTTTAGTAAACATAGGATATCAACCAGTTTACTTTTATTTGGAAGTTTTATCAATGAAACTTGGCCTAGGTTTTTAGAAACATTAGATTTTATAGCAAACTGTCAATCATATGTTGCGGACGGAACTATTACTAGATTTAACCCAGGAATTCCTCTATACATAACTAAAAAAATGCCACTAGGTGCTAACGCAGACGAGTTGGGTCTAGTCCTTGATGAATCTAATTACTACAACTGGGTTGACAAGAACAATCCAGAATTGGATTACGTTGAGCGTTGCCGCAGAAAAATGATTATGCAAGAACTTTTTGACTTACTTAACATTCCTGCTAATAGTGTTGGATTCTTACATCTAAAGCAAATTGATAAGCAATTACGAGAAATGACAGCTGAGTATGAAACTTAATATTCCAAAATCAGTTATCAATAGATTACAACTAGATAGATTTGATCTGATAATAAAGTTATTAGGACCAGCAGCAATTTATATAGATGATGAGCTTGTATATACATCTGATTATGATGATATATTAGATGTTACACATTCACATAAATTAAAAATGAACGGAGACAAGGTTGTTCTACGTATGGATTGTGCTAGCGTATATGAGTTAACTATAAATGATGTAGATATGATAACATGTGGATTAGCATATAGATTTGTTGATGGGCCAGAGTTTCATAATGGTAAGTTTGCAATGGAATTGCCTGTTCCGGTGTTGCCTGGATTTATAAAATTAGTAAGTCCAATAGAAACGCATGGATTATGGCCTAATCCAAGCCTAAAGGACTCTATATTACAGAATATAGAGTTACTTCGTAATAGGAGTCAAAATAACAGAGCTAATTGATTCAATAAATACTATTACGTAGAAGGATTTGCTATGCCTCGTTTAAGCATGTGGAAAGAGGGCACACATACCTCTGATTTTAAGTTTTTTGATCGCAACATTAAAGAGATGTTTACTGTGGGCGGCACAGGTATATCCGTACACAAGTATATGGGTATTCTGGATCAAGGATCTAGTACAGATGCTACACAACCCACTACTACCCAGGACGATCCTCTTGCGATACAAGATTTATTGTTCCTAGAAAATAGAGATCGCAAATACGACACAGACATATATAATCTTCGTGGGTTATATAATGTTGCTGACACTGACTTTGATCTAAGTCAGTTTGGATTATTTTTACAAAATGATACATTATTCATAACATTCCATCTGGCAGATATGGATCGTATTCTAGGTCGCAGGTTAATGAGCGGGGACGTATTAGAACTTCCGCATCTTAAAGATTATAATAGCTTAGATACCACGTTAGAGCTTGCGCTAAAACGTTTTTATGTAGTACAAGAGGGTACACGGCCCACAGAAGGATATAGTCCAACATGGTGGCCACATCTTTGGCGTGTAAAATGCACACCAATGGTGGATAGCCAGGAATACAATGATATCCTTAATAAAATACAATTAGACGATGACGGATCAAGCACTGAAAAGACGCTACGAGATCTACTTAGCACATACAAGAAAGAGCTTGAGATTACTGAGAAGGTTGTACAACAGGCAGAAGCAGAAGTTCCTAAAAGTGGATATGATACAAGCAGATATTATGTTGTACCAGCAGACGAAACAGGCAAGCCCTTGGAGCCAACTGGATTTACTGCTGATACCAGCACAATATCAGTTGACAGTGATATTATAAAAACAGATTCTACACGTATTAGTCCAGAAAATTCTAATGCGTATAGTGGATACCTCATAGGAGATGGGTTAGCACCCAATGGAGAAAGTGTTACTATGGGTACAAGTTTCCCAACAGATTCTATAGAAGGAGACTATGTATTACGTCTGGACTTTCTACCTAATAGGCTATTTAGATATAATGGATCACGCTGGGTCAAGGTAGAAGACAGTGTAAGATCTCCATTAACTCCAGGAAAAGGAAATAGGCTGTTAGATACATTTACAAATAATACAAGCAAAACAATCCGCGATGATAATGTAGAAATAGATCAACGTGTAGGATTAAGT